GGGTCTGGTTCAGGCAGCGGGGAAGGTAATAAAACAGAAGAGCCAAAAACTGAAGAACCTTCTGCTGAGAAAGTAGAAGAGCAGAAGACCGAAACACAAAAATCACAATCTAATAGTTCGGCCAAGGCAGCCGGTAAAGGAAAGGTCGAGACAGCTAAGCCCGCAATCCTAATGACAGGAGATATTGTTGGAGTTCAGACTAAAGCCAATGGGGCACAGGATGCAAGAGGAACAGCTTCATTCACTAAGGTAAAAGGAGATGGATCAGCCTCAATAGGCTTTTCAGCTGACTACATGGTGAATGCAAAGATTGGGAACATCTCCGCAGTTAGATCCTGGATAGGAGCAAACAAGAAAGGAAACAAACACATTAATGTAATTTCAGATGGGTTAAGTATTTTACCTAAATCAATTACAAATACAGCTCTATTTGTTAGAGTAAACTCAGTTAAAAACTTTACAGCACTTTACGGTGCAGCTGGTTCCTACGGTAAGATGTTCGGAGAAGAAATGATTTCGACTATTGTTATTGGCGGCTTTATGTACAAAGGAAAAGTGACTAAGAGTTTAGATGCTACAGTGATCATGGCCGGTGTGTATTCACCGTATTCCAAGTATTACACAGAGTCTCTCTTTGAATCTAAACCAATCGTTATTCCCTTCCTGAACCTTAATTACAGACTAACTAAGACGTTTGGAGTTGGAATTACTGCCGGAGGTACTTATATTGCTGGTAAGGATATCCTAAACTATCAAATACTAATGGGAGCAAAAATGAAAATATGAGGTGGTTAATAGTTATATTATTTTCTTTAGCTAACTCCCTGATGGGTCAATTCACCTACTCAGGTTACCTTTACAACGCAAACGGATCTGGAGCAAGCAATGTTCCAATAAAGCTATACAGAAGAACAAACTCAACTATAACAGGATTTACCTCTCAGAACAACTATAACGGACACTCTTACTATCGTTCTACAGGAATAGCAAACTGGACTACAGCTAAATCTAACTGTGTTGCTATGGGAGGACACTTGGTTACAGTTACTACTTCTGGTGAAAACAGTTTCTTATTTAATCTTTGGCCTTCTGGTTGGATAGGATTAACAGATGAAGTAACAGAGGGAACTTGGAAATGGGTAACAGGAGAAACTTTCTCTTACACAAACTGGAACTCAGGTGAACCGAACAACTCAGGTAATGAAGACTACATTCAATTTGTAGGTAGCGGTAAGTGGAATGATTTAAACAATAGTAGTAGTCTGGCTTATGTTATAGAATTTGACTATATAGTAACAACTTCTTCTTGGGCACTTTATAAAACTATCTATACTAACTCTTCGGGTTACTATTCTATTTCTGAGACTTATGATCCTTCTAAAGAATATTATATAGAGATAGATGCTCCTACTAGAGTTCAGGCTTATGCAACCTCAGACATCCAAGGAGTATCTAATACTATATTAGGGAAGACTGCAAGGAACGGTTTGTCCTTTCACATGTATGATGTAAATGATGACGGATTACTTTCAGTAGCAGACAAGTATTATGTAGCTGCAAGAAAAGCAGGAAGGTTTTCTAAATGGAGAATAGCTCCTGATGTAAGAATCTTTACTACTGCTCAATACAATTCAATTAAAGCGGCTACTATAAACGTACGTGCAACTTATCCGGGAGTAACTAACCATACTACCTCCACTTTAACATCAGGAGGAACACTTAACCTCTATATTATCGCACCAGGATACTCCGGGGCAGTAACTTACTAATATTTATAACAGATGTTAAACTTACTTGCTACCGTTTTATTTGCTTTGGCTCCTGCCGATTCAACCTTCTTCCATGTTGATGTTGTTAACAATACTAAAATTGAAAAGGTTGGAGGAAGAGACATTACCTTCGGGGTAAAAGAAACAGTTGAGGAATATATTATTGAACAGAAAGGATACTCTCCTAAAGATTCCTCAGGATTTACAGTCACTGTTTATATTGATTCTGTTTATTCTCCACAGCAAATGCTTAACATTATGGGCATTCAATGGTTAAGAAAGGATTATATTGTTAAAACTTCGGTAGCTTTTAATACAGGAACCTGGGAAGGAATAGGAGAAAGACGCACTTTCGTCTTTGCAATGTTCTTAAATGTTGAGAATGGTGAGGTTCCTTTGAATAAAAAAGCATTTTCTAAAGCATTACAGGCAAGTCTCAAGGATGCTTCCAAAAAGTTCTGATATTTATAACAAAAGAACAAAGATATGAAAAAATTTTTCCATCAATTATTTGACGATAACAACTCAATCAACGAAAAGAGCGTTGTGGGTTTCATCGCATTCTTAATGCTTTGTATAGCATTCTTAGTAGACATTATCACCGGTTATGCTGGTAAAGAATTCGTTGTTAGTAAAATTATCTTCGACGGATTTATGGTAATGGTGTTAGGTTCATTCGGTATTGCATCTATTGACAAATGGACTAACAGAAAGAAAGACATCGACAGTCCAAAACAAGAAGAAGAAGAAGGGTAATCATGTTACTAAAAAGAGGTGATAATAACGAAGACGTTAAAAAACTTCAAGCCAAATTAGGCGTTGAAGCAATAGGTACTTTTGGACCTAAGACAGAAGAAGCGGTTAAGGCATGGCAAAGAGCTAATGCATTAACTGCCGACGGTATAGTAGGAGACGGAACATGGAATAAGATGTTCGGGACAACTCCAGGTACTGCACCTGCACCAGTTGCAGCTTCTATCCCATCAGGTCCATTTAAATTAGACAAACTAAAGGGACACATTCCCGATGCAGTAATAGCTCAAATCGCTGACACTGCTGTAAAATTTAATATCACCTCTCCTTTAAGACTTGCTCACTTCTTGGCCCAATGCGGTCATGAATCAGGTGGGTTTAAGGCCGTTCAAGAGAATTTGAACTACTCCTCAAAAGGATTACAGGGCATCTTTGGAAAATACTTTCCAACTTTGGCTTTAGCTGAACAGTATGCTCGTAAGCCAGAAAAGATTGCTTCAAGAGTCTACGGAGGTAGAATGGGTAATGGAGTAGAAGCAACAGGAGAAGGTTTTAAATTCAGAGGAAGAGGCTACATTCAATTGACCGGAAAAGCAAATTACATGGCTTTCGACAGGTTTGTTCCTGAAGATACAACAACCAATCCAGATTTAGTAGCTACAAAGTATCCTTTAGCATCTGCTGCTTGGTTCTTTGATACAAATAAGTTATGGGGCATTTGCGACAGAGGAGCAGATGATGCAACAGTTACTGCAGTTACTAAAAGGGTTAACGGTGGAACAATTGGACTTGCTGACAGAATTAAACATTTTAAAGAATATTACAATTTATTAAAATAAGATGAGCGAATTTACATTACCAGAAGGACAGGGTTACATCTACGTGGGCGAATACGTTCATAAGTTTGGCAAAGAAATGCCTTTAAAAGAAAAGAAGATTGGTAAAATCGATTCTTTAACTAAAATTCCACAGATTGATGATCATGCTTTCAGCTTAGACTTTATGGCATCCGACATCTACCTGGTTGAGAATGTTGATAAAATTTATAGCGCACTGATTGCTATCTTAGATCATGACAACCTAAAAGAAGATTGGTTCGAAGATACAGACAATGATCTAAAAGAGAGAGTGGCCAGTTTTATGAAAGCATTCGGATACGTTGAAATATGCGACGTTGACAATGATGGCATTCCAGACCACTTAGATGATTTTATAGGATAATATGAAGACGACGATTCTTGCAACATCAGCAGCATTTGCATTCATTTGCAGCTATTTTTTTAACTTAGCAATGGAAAACTCAGAGCAGTACCTTGCCATTGTTGCAGTAATCTTCATGGATGGTTTTTTCGGTATCATTGCCGGAACTAAAAGAGAAGGCTTTAAGACTTACAAAGCAGTTAGAATCTTAAAAACATTAACTGCCTGGATCATAACCTTGACGGCCTTGATAATGGTTGAAGCAGGATTTAAAGGAACATCCTGGTTATCAGAAACGATTCTAATCCCATTAATAGTATTTCAGGTAATCAGTGCATTAAAGAATGCAGCACAGGCCGGCTTCATTAAGAATGAAGCTTTGACAGCGATCCTAGATAAGATCGACAAACATAAATCAGAATAACTTGCCCTTTAGTTATTTATTACATACATTAAGAGTATGGGTAAAAAACTGTTTCCGTATATTATCGCATTATCAGCTCTAGCAGTTTCAGCTTCAGCTGCATTCTATTCTGTGTCTGGTATAATGAAATTATTTGCCGGAGCATCTCTGGCAGTAGGAATCATGGCCGGATCACTGGAAGTGGCTAAGCTAGTTACTGCTTCACTCCTATATCAATACTGGTCTGAATTAAA